AGAAGGTCCAACCCGTGTTAACATTGCTGTGTCTGAAGTAAGAAATCCACTCTCCGTAATCTGGTCAGGCCTAATATTGCCTGCACGCCCAAGCAGCTCTTGAAGAACCAACCCCATGGCAGACATCACTTCTGGATTCAGCGCCTTTCTGCGCACTAATCCCACTCCAAATGTGGATGGACGAGTAGGGTTATTAGCTAATACTCCAGCTGGTGTCCGCTGTTGTGTAGGATAAAGCAATGCCTCAGGTGAATTTAGAGTATTGGTAGGAGTCACTACATTTACATCGGATATAACTCCACCTCTGATGTGTATTTCGCGCGGCACACTAGACATAGTAATACCCTGAATGTTTTGTAAACCAGTTTGTTCAATCACGTCAGCTAGAACGTCATTTGTATGGCCGCTGGGTTGACCAGCAGCTTCTATCAATGAACAAACAGATACATTTCCGGTCTCTAAGTCTGTCATGTCCTTAGGGAAGCGAAACAAGGATGGTTGTCCATTACCGTAGGGGTTAAAACTGCCTTCCTTAACAACACCAGTCAAGTCGATCAGATAAGCAACTACTTCATGTTGCCCATTACCGTACTGGTTAAAACTACCTTCAAGGACTTCACCTGTTTCATCATGAACAACCTCCCACTCACTCTGTTGCAAATTTGATATATCGTTAGGATTGGATGACTTCCCAGAAACGCGCGGCAAGCTGCCGGATGAAAATCTCTCTTTCTCCCAAATAATATATTTTTCACAACTTCGTAAATGAAGGAGTTCAGGACAATAATAGGTTATGTTCAGCAGTATCTCCCTGTCCTTAGCTCCCTGGATAACTAGAAGACAAGCATTGTGAGCTACCCCTTCACTACCAGCAAGATTATTTCGGCGACATGTATCGTAAACCATCTGGGCCAGGGTAATGGGTGGACGATCGCCATATGTCAACCAAACAAGTAAGTTATCCCAAGAAGTCATCCTCTCAGAAACTCGTTTAGCAACTTGCTTCAGCTGCTTCCCGGCACTCATTTTGGCTCTGTCTTCGACTTTACTCTTCTCGCTGTGCTTACTTTTAGCTCCGATCTCAGGTGTATTAGACGAGGCTTGCTTTCTGAGCTCTTTCCGTATCCGATTATTATCCCCGTCCATATCTACGTCTTTGAATGCAAGTGGATGTTCGTGTAATGGATAACCTCGTGGATCGACAATCTGTTTTGCTAAATCCGCAGATATGGGAGGTAGTGAAGCACAGGCCTCAACCAGTAACTCAGTAAATCCTTCAAAACTGTAGTTCGCAACAATCTCAACGTACGGGTTCTGTCTGGCAAACTCCGAACTTACCGTTAAGCCTGGTTGTCCATTACCATACGGATTAAAACTACCCTCCTTAACCATGTCAGCCCAGGCGTCCTTGATGGCCTTGTCCAAAGCTACAGAAACATAGCATCTCCCACCTTCAATACCAATGCACTCCTCAAACTCCTCACTTTTGAATCGCTCGGAGAAAGACGTCAATTCAGAAAGCAAAATGTAACAACTACGGTTTAAATCCAACGAATTTACCTTACATCGGACAACATTGATAGGAGTGGTCTCAACAATTTCGTCCAGTTCGGGGCCGAAACCTGGATCTCTTGTTGACCTAGGTAGCCAACCTCCCCAGTCGTATTGACCATTACCGTAAGGGTTAAAACTCCCTTCAAGAACACGACTACCCGTAACGTCAACGTCGTCCTCAATCATAGATACGGGCGGTGGATACATGACTGGTAGATTCGGGTTTACTTGTGTAACCCAAACTGCGTTGTCCAGAGTGTCAATTGCAACAATATGTGTATCTAACACTCCAGTCAAGGTAATCGGCGCTGACACTGTCACTGTTCCTGTAACCGTAACAGGATTTAGTATCTGTTGTACGGTAACGGGGTCTATAATAGATTGTACATTAGCTACATCTACTAATCCTCCAACATTCACGGTTGTGTATATCGTACCAACATCTACCTGTCCACTCACTGACAATGGTACTGAAGAGACTATATTCACATTTTGTGTCCCACTAGGAGGTATCACCCCTCCTGGTGGTACCGAAGAATTGTAAGCAAACACGGTCTTGGTTCCGGTACCGATTGACAGAACAGCAAGTATCAGGGTCTGTCCCGGACTGGTAAACGTAACCTCTCCAACATAGTCAGTAAAGCTAAGCGGATAACTAACGTCATTTGCCCACCCCGCACCATTCTGGGCACGTGCTAACCCTCCCGTCGTCCATACCATTTTAGTGTTGGTAGGCATGTTTGATGGGCCAATGGTTATCGCCTGAAATGGAGACAGTTGGATGTTGCATGTGATGTAATCCGAAGATGGATTTGCTGTGCCAGCCGGAATCATCGCCATAGTAATGTACCCGAAATCTACAGTCCCAGCAGCTGCCGCAGTATATAGTACCCATTGCTGAGTACCTACAAGCGCATTTGTTGGTAAACACCCCCGTATATAGGTAATTTGCTGGTTGCCATACTCATTAAACCCCTCTCTAAATATATCATACACCAGTTTCCTTAGCCAAGTCTTGACTTTAACTGATGTACTATCATCATTATATAATGATATTACCTGGTCAAACCATTCCGTATGGTTTGACTTCTGTTCGGTCGTGTATGCCGGTTTTTTATTCTTGTGATTGTATCCACAAGTAAGATTCTGTTCTTTCACAGCGCCATGGAGTCTATTCCTCCCTGCCATTCCGTTTGTGCCTTTTTATATTATCCCACTTTCTCAGCGGATTCAGCTAAACTTTCTTTATGTACTGTCTTGGGGAGACACAAGTGCCGTGGCTTTGTCAATAAGACCTCAACCGCCCCTATTTCAGATAAGTAAATACCGAGACTACATACATACTTACAGCTCGCAAGGATAAAAAGAATCTATAGTAAGATCGAAGATGTAGCTTTGACAGGCTACTGCTTTGTTTGACGGTGGAGATATGCCTTGGCGGGCCTAGGATACGGCTAATACCCTCTAACTCCAGAGAACCACTTGCGCCCAGCCGGACAGGCCCATACCCGAGTATTGCTACGAAGGGGTAACATTGGCGTGTCCTAAACTTTCGGTTCTCACTTCTCCTTTACGTATTCTAATTCCCGACTTCCAGATTAGATTATTATTGGGGAACATATCGACATGTTCTATAACGTTACTTGACAACCTTTGAGATAGACCCACCGTATGGCTATTTTCGCAGTCCTGGACATCACCCAGCTTCCCTTACGGGTCGGTTTCCTGCTATCGGAGTTGAAATCATAACATTATTTTGTCCCAATCTTCATCTAATCCAAACATTAATGACCCCCCGATTTCTGGTACTTGCGATCTGTTTCCGGATCCAACCGAGCACCATCGACCTCCTGGCGGGGAGGCGCCTCGGATCCCGGTTGCCGGATCCGCGGGGAAAATGGATGGTC